CGCCAGCCACGTAATGGCTTATTGTAACGCTTTGAGCGTTTGCCCGGGGTTCTCCCTCGGGCCACTGACCTTCACCTTGGCATGCGGCGCCGGGGTGTTTGGTTTGCGTCTGCACTTGCGTCCCCGGTTGCGTCAACCCGAGGATTACGTGCAGAGCGTCCGCACTTTGTTGCCCAGCTCTGAGGAGATGGTTAAGCGGGCTCGCTCCCTTCAGTGGGCGCCAGTCGAACGCATTAAGAACCATCCTCATGGCTTAGCAGCAGCGCTCCGGATCCAGGCTAAGAAGTTCGCAGATAACACCGCGACGGCTTTGGGATTGGAGCGTTTTGACGCCAGCTTGGCTGCGCGCGACCGTGGGTGTAAGGGGATGCGTGAGGTGCACGACCAGTCAGATCTGGCCGTTGATTTCCTCCGCGACACCCTTCCTCCCAATCCTTTGGTGACGTTCATTGATACCATCGAACATATGTCACTTCAGGAGGTCGGGCAGCTTTGTAAAGGCGCCCCGTTTTTGGCGTACCAGTCGGCCCCTCGCGGGCCAGCTGGCGTGCCGCCCGACGCCCGCTATGCGTTCGTGTCAGAGGACACGTTTAAATGGCAGGTTTTCGGGGGACGTGTGTATGAGCATGGGTCCTGGGTGTTCCCGGACACATTTATGCTGGAGCACGATCCGGAGCGGGATTTGCGCCCCGGGTTCTTGGATGTCAAGTTCCCTTGGGCATCGAATCGCACTGTTACGACACTGTATCAGACCGTCGAATACCGTCAGCCGGACTGCGAAGACAAACACATCGTCATCGCGGTTCCGCGGGCATCTTTTTCGGTAAGTGTTCGCACTTTGCAAGACACGCTGTCAGCGTTGGGCCGTCGCATGGATTTCGCGCGCCCGACTAGACTTCGTGTAAACGTAATCGGCCCAGTCGCCGTGACTGGTAGCCTCGAGAGTGGAGACGCAACTGCGCGTCTCGCTTTTCTTGGTGACCTGAGCGGCCACGTCGTGGAAATACCGATGCCAGCATGGATCGCGCTTCGCCACGCCAGCTCTCATAAGGACTTCCAGTTTTCGGATATCAACCGGACGCTGAAGAGCCTTGAGCGGCGTGAGCGCAGTGCGGTCGAATTGCAGGTAATCGCCGCGGCGGTGTGCGTCGACGCGGGCCCGCGGTACCTACTCAACTATACTGTTGTTGGTGGGTGTCGCGGGCTTGACGTATCGCAGATTGGCAAGCCGGTGGCTGCGTTGGCAGCACCCCCTCTGGTTGCTCCGGCGGTCGCCGCTGCGGATTGTATTAACAACCGCACGGCTTCCGGCGAGCTCCGGTTGGCCAAGTTGTTGAACGCGCATAATTTCACATTTGAGCAGCGGGAGCGTGCTCAGGAGTTTGTGGAAGCGCTAGTAAGTAACCCAGGCAAGGGCGCACCGGTGGATTTGACCGAGGTGCTCGAGGTGCAGAACAGCGCAGCACAACGTGTGCGTCAAGCCAAAGCGCGGGTGAAAGTTACCCACGTCTTAAAACCCCAGGCCTTTCAGAAGAAGGAAGCGGGCGAGGCTGGCGCTCCGCGCAACATCGTTGCGCTGGACCAGGGCTCGAACCAGCGTCTGGCTCAGTTTGTTTACGCATTTAAGCGTGACGTAATGTCTGAGCAGCAATGGTTTTACCCTGGCTTGGCGCCGGTTGCGCTGGTGCAGCGGCTGAAGGATTGGTACCAGTCGCTTGCACCGGCAGGGGATAAGGGGGTCAATCACGGCGAGGGCGACTACAGTAAGCTAGACGCGACGATTAGTGCTGACATGCGTCAGCACGTGTTGCACGCGGCGATGTTACGCTGGGTCGCCTCAGAATACCGTGCGGAGTTGGAGGCGCTTCTGGAGGCTGAGACCGACCTGAAGATCTGGTTTTCACCAGATTTGAAGGTCAGTCCCGGCGGCGCCATCCTCTCCGGCTCCGCCAACACTTCGGTGTTTGGCACCTTGGCCAACGCGTTCGTCCAGTACTTAGCGTGGCGCCAGTCGGGGTTGCTCCCGGCTGACGCGTATGCCCGCATCGGCGTTTGCTTCGGCGACGACAGTGTCGTCGAGCATGGGCCGGATTATGTGCGGGCTGCGGCGGATTTAGGCATGGTTCTCAAGTATAACAGGTCCGAACGTCAGGGCGAATTCAGTTTCCTGTCCCGCAGCTTTGCTGTAGACAGGACGATAGGATCCGTTCCTCACCTTATTCGGCGCTTGAGCAAGTTGCCAGTCGTCACGAACAAGAAACTGGGTGCGCATCGGTACAAGGTCATGGGTCACCTTGCTGTCGACAGTTCTATCCCGGTCCTGTCGGAGTATTTACATGCTCTGGCGCGGATTGGAGGCTACGCGAGTGCGCGGCCTGACCCGGCGTTGTATGTTGGTCGGGGGGATTTGAACTGGATGGTGCAGCAAGGCCCCTACCCTGTGGACGCAGCATTCGAAGCTTTTGCGCTCGAGTGTGCATGCCGGGAGCTGGATTTGACTCCGGCCGACGTCGCGCGTTTGCGTGCGAAATTGTCAGCTGTTGAGACTCCCGAAGAGCTTGCGGAGCTGCTCATACCACATTTGTGTGAGCAGCCGGAGAGCAAGCTGATTATTGAGCGACATTAGTCGCCACAGACCGGAATGTCGTAAAACTATCCGACCCAGGCATGTCGTTAAATCTGCGTCATTCGCTGTGGAGGTGGTTGGTTGCGAAATTATTATTTCTTTAATTAAAGAATGCAGCTTGTTTATGGTCCTAAGACGAAAGCGCAAGCGAAGCGCGAGCGCCGGGCGGCGAGCCGCCTGCAACTTGTTGTTGCGGGCGGCCGTGCGAAAGGCTCGGCTCGCGCCAGCAAGCGCTCACGTCGCCGGAACATGGCCAGTGTCGTGCGTGTCCCGTTTGCCGGATACCTCCGATTGCTCGCAGATCCGTGTGGTGCCGAAATGGCACCCACGCCTTATCTGGGTGGCGGTTCGGACCTTATGGTCCGGACTCGTCAGATTATGCCCATCGGTAACAATGTTGACTGGGTTTACCAATTCAGTCCGCAGTACGGCAGCAACATGCACATTTACTCGGCCAGTGGCACAACTGCCGGAGGCGCTCTCGGCACCTACGGTGTCCTTGCTAACCCGCCGAGCTTTCTCACCGGCACTTCGGTGGGCGCGTACCGTTGCGCAGCGGCCTGTGTCCGTGTTATGTACTCTGGTACTGAAGCAGCCCGTTCAGGGATGATTTACAGCCAGAACGTCACGGCAGGCCAGATTCGCGCGGGCGCCACCCCACCATCTGGTGCGACGTCTACAACGTTTGCCCAGGGTGCCAACCGTATGGTGAGGCTCGGCGAGGAACTGCACGAGGCCCGTTGGTTGCCCACAGAGTCGGATTCAGATTGGATCTGGTCCAACGTCGACGGCGCCGGCGCAAATACACAACCGACCGGCGGCGCATTCATTATCGGCGGGCTTGGTACGCCTGCCAATACTATTAGTCTTGATCTCACGGCTGTTTGGGAGTGGACCCCAGAGGCGGACACGAACAATGGGCTGGCTTACCAGCCCCGGATGCCGACCACTTATACGCTCAACGACGTTCTTGCGTCGTTCAAGCGTTACGGTGTTTCGGCGGCCGAGTTCGCTACGTCTCCTACGGGTGCCACTCGTCTTTCCAATTTGTTCGCAACGGCGGGTGCGCTCTACAAAGGGACTGCCGCGTATAACGGCATTTACAGTTCCCAGATGAGCGCGCGTAACTCGTTTCGGGCGGTTGAACTTTAACCGTGTGTCATTATTATAATATATTAAAGCAATCCACCCAGGCTATTTTCCTCTGAGTTAGGCCTTAAATTAAAGCGGACCCTAAGAAATTAAAATGGAGAGGGG